AACAATAACGCGGTCACACCTTTCCATCCGATTAACCCTTACGGCAAAGTTGCAGCAGACACTTACCTAGACCCTGCGCTAGTGCCTAGCATCCAGCTCGCAGCTCTTATGGTCGCTGAATCTATCTGGCAGAGCCGTCAAGCTAACTCAGGTAACGGCATGGCTCCAGATGGATCTATGGGTTCATTCTATGCGATGTCATCCCAGCTCATCTCTCGTATTCGTGGACTCATTTCGCCTTATCTCGACCCCCGCGGAATGGTTGGCTAGACATGGCAGCAATCACAACTCTTAGAACCACTATCGCTAATGCTCTCCTAGACGATACAAAGTATTCAACATTCGCCTTTCCTCCAGCAAGCCCTATTGCTAATAGCGTTGTCGTAGCACCATCTAACGGTGACTACATCGTGCCTAACAATAACCAATGGGCAACTATCGCTCCATTAGCTAACTTTGAGATTCGTATCTATCTACCGCTCTTGGACAACCAAGGCAACCTCGCCGGTATCGAGGACACTATGGTCGCGGTCTTTAACAAGCTCGCTGCCTCATCTATCAAGTTTAATGTTGGCTCAGTCAGTAACCTTGGCACTATAGATACAGAGTCAGGCTCATTACTTACCGCCACCATTAACATATCAACCCTAACGGAATGGAGCTAATCGATGGACGATTGGACAAAAGAGCAAGCTGACTTTCTAGTCAAAACCGGTCAGCTCCCACCAGCAGCACCAGCACCAAAACCAACTACTAAGAAAGACGAGGAATAACCCATGGCAGTATTTCTGAACAATAAGGTCGGGGTTAAGATTAACTCCGTCGACCTAAGCGATCACGCAACAGCAGTCACAATCAACCGCACATTTGATGAACTCGAAGTAACTGCGATGGGTGACTCAGGTCACAAGTTCGTTAAAGGTCTTGAGGCTTCATCAGTCACAATCGACTTCATGAACGACACCGCAACTGCATCAGTTCTCCCAACACTTCAAGCTGCATGGGGAACAAACGTCACAGTTGTATTCCTACAAGATAAGACAGCAGCAGTATCAGCGACTAACCCGCTCTACACAATGACATGCCTTATCAACAACACAACCGACATTAACGGCGCAGTTGCAGACTTGGCAATGCAGAGCCTTACATTCAACGTGTCAGGTACAATTGCAGTAGCAACAACAGGTACATTCTAAACAACTAACAAAGGGGCAAAACATGGCAAAGCTAAAAGTAACAAGGGTCGGCGGTGAAGTAAGCGAGTACGAGGTAACACCCGTAATCGAATACGCTTTTGAGAACTATGCCAAGATGGGCTTTCACAAAGCGATCGTAGAGAATCAGAAGCAATCTGATATTTACTGGTTGTGCTGGGAAGCTATCCGTCGTTCAGGCGAGACGGTTAAACCTTTTGGGGAAGCCTTCATTGAAACGCTAGTTAGCGTGGATGTGGTGGACTCTGACCCTTTAGGATAGACCGGAACTCAGTCTGCTATCTCGCAGCTCGTTTGAGCTTTGAGTATGGAGTTCCGTTTCAAACCATCGTGGACTTATCTCCGATGGCTTTTCAAGCGCATGTACAGGTCTTAAACGATATAGCAAAGGAGCGTGACAATGCCAGCAAGAGTAATCGGCGGGGTCGCGCTTAGGAAGGCACTCAAGAAGTTTGAACCCGACCTAGCCAAAGAGACTAGCAAAGAGATCGCATCGTTCGTTAAGCCAGTAGCCAGCAAAGCTAGGGGTTTTCTTCCGTCAAACGAAGAAGCCCCTAGCGGCTGGCTCAAGCGAGATAATGCAAAAGGTAAATGGGCTACTCGCTATTATGACAAGGCTGAGGCAAGCCGTGGCATTAGCTACAAGACAACACCTAGCAAGAAGAATTCCAAAGGCTTCGTAGCCCTTGCATCTGTCCTAAACAAAAGCGCAGCGGGAACCATCTACGAGACCGCAGGACGCAAGTCAGGCATCACAGGTAACTTCACACCTAGACTCGGTGGACAGATTAAAGGTCGTTCTCAGAAGTCATCTGGTCGCGTTATATTCAGAGCGTTTGAAGAAGATGGTGGCAAGGCTACCGCAGGAGTATTGAAAGCCATTGAGAAGTCCGCAGCTAAATTTAATGCTAGGAAGGCAAACGTCTAATGGCTACCTTAAGAGTTGATATAGCATCTGAATTTACAGGCGCACCAGCATTTAAGAAGGCTGGCAAAGCTAGTAGCGGTCTAGAAAAAGGCATCAAGAGCTTAGGCAAGACAATGGGACTTGCCCTATCTGCGAGCGCTATCGCTTCATTTGGTCAAGCCGCAGTCAAGGCCTTCATGGATGACCAGAAGGCAGCAGCCTCATTAGCTAACACACTTAAGAATCTTGGCGTTAGCTTTGCAATCGCAGCCAATGAAGATTTTATTGCCAAGCTAGAAAAGACTACTAATGTCGCTGACGATCAACTTCGTCCAGCACTTGCCAAGCTCATTACTCAGACTGGCTCATTGACTTATGCTCAAGGCTTGCTCGCCAATGCCATCGAAATTTCGAGAGGTAGCGGTGTTGATTTAGAGACCGTCGCTTCTGACCTCGGTGCGGCCTATGTGGGCAACATGAAAGGGATCAAGAAGTACGCTACAGGTTTAACTAATGCTGAGCTTGCTTCCATGTCTTTCGAACAAATCATGGCAAGACTCAATACTCAGTTCTCCGGTTCAAGCGCAGCCTATCTAGCAACCTACGCTGGCAAGATGGATGCACTTACCGTAGCTGGCAACAATGCTAAAGAGACTATCGGCAAAGGCTTACTCGATGCAATTAACATCATCGCCGGTGGCGGCACAACTAGCATCCAGTCAGTCACAGATGGCATTGCTAAACTAGCTGAAGGCATTGGTAATTACTTTAGAGGCGTAGCTACATACGTTCGTAAGATTTGGGATAACCCTATCTTCAAGGCAATTATGAAAGCTGCATGGTGGTTCATCAACAAGATGCCAGCAGTTCAGCTTATTAAGAAGTTCTCAGCTACTGGTGCAGAGACTAAGCCTAAAGAGACTAAGCCTGTATTAACAGATGCTCAGAAGCTATTACTAGCAGAGCAGAAGCGAGCCGCTGAAGCTCAAGCAAAGCTCATTCGTGCCCAGAAGATAGCAGCTGCAAAAGCCAAGAAAGATGCAGAGGCAGAAGCCCGACTCAAGAAGGCTTCCTTGCTATTCGACATGGAGCATATCCAGCGCATCGCAGCCCTTAAGGGTCAGCTCTCCGAAGAAGATCGCAAGCGCGTTGAACTACAGTTAGCTTTGCTTAATGGAAATACTGCTGAGGCTACTAAGCTGACAAGAGAGATAGCAATGTCTATCGACTCAACAGGAAAGCTCGCCACATACCTTGCAACCCTTCCCGATGCTAAGAATCCTTTTGTAGGTTGGAAAGGCTTTCTAGATGACATCGAGCTTCAAGCTAAGCGAGTAGCAGCCTTCCAGCCACCAGCAACGGCAACGGCTACACCATCAGCAGTGGCGAAAGCTTTAGCACTTCCAAATACTCAATACAACGCTGGCACTTATGTACCAAGCTCAGGCTATGTTCCACCAACTAATGTAAGCGCGATTCCTGGAATCACAGGCGGAGCTGGCGGAGGTTATGTATCATCCTCAGCCTTTGCAGGTGGCAACCCAATGATTATCAAGGTTGAAATCGATGGCAAGACAGTAGCGGAAGCGTTGCAGACTCAATCTATGAGCGGTACTAACACTAGAGTAGATCGCACTAACGGAAGTTTTAACTGGTGAGCCTTCCAGCACAGATAGCCGTCTCGTTCGACTTTAGCTCTGGCGCTACCTTTGGTTATCCATTCGTCATCGGTGATGAGAAATATGGAATCTTAGGAGTCTCTCAACTAGGCGCATCAAGCGTTCCCATCCCTATCGTTGACCTTACTCCAGATGTCCGTCAGATTACTATCAACCGTGGGCGTTCACTTCAACAGGATACTTACGAGGCTGGCACTTGCGTAGTCAGAGTGCTAGACACTACAGGCGCATGGAATCCACAGAACACCTCATCGCCTTACTACCCTTACCTAGTACCGCTTCGCAAGCTCCGTGTCTCAGCTACAACCGGAACAGACCAGCACTTCCTATTCTCAGGCTACACAACAGAGTATCGCTATACCTTCCCTGTAGGGCAGGAGCTAGGTTATGTCGACATCTATTGCTCAGATGCTTTTAGACTCTTTCAGCTAGCTAACATCGACACCGTAGCCGATGCAGGTGCAGGGCAGTCAACCGGCACACGCATGGGCAAGATACTAGATCAGGTTAGCTTCCCAACCAATAT